CCGACATTAACTTAGTACAAATCTATCACCACCTCTACTTGGATCAACTCCAACTATTAACGGGCCACTACCATTTGCTTTGTTCTTTCTGGCTAACATGCAGTGATCGGCTTTAATTAAACCATCACCACCTGATACCTGAAAAGCTTCCGCTGCGTTCATTGGATATTCTTGCTTGAATGCCCTTTCGCCATCAACGCCATCAGTCGTTAACTCTGCCACTTTCATTCTGCGCCAAAATAACTGTTCTTTATTTATGCCGTACACATCACTAAGCACTAATTCTTCATCGGTAAACTCTGTGCCGTCTGGTATTTCTTTTTTGTATTCGGACTGCCAAAACCACGGAACAAAAATAGCTATAAATTCACTAAGCCCTTTCTCTGCTAGTTTCCATTGCTCATGAAAGAAGTTACCAACACCATTGGCTGTACTTTCCCATATAACTTCCGTTCCATCAGCATCAGGAACGGCTTGCATAATGCCTTTTGTATGCTCACTAGCATTAACCCAGAATGAAACCTCTGAACCATGAAAGTATTGTATTGTTTGACCTCGACCTACAGCTTTATTGCCTGCTGTGCCAATCTTGTACCCAGAGTCTAAAGCATCAAAGTGTAATTCTTTAGCGTTAGCTGCTGATGTGGTAGGCTTGACAAAAAGAGGTAAGTTGTCATAGTAACGCTCGGTCATCTCAAACAGTGCGTTGGTTGATTCGCCATCATGTGTAAGGATAAAAGCCTTAGTGCCTTTGTTGTGAGTAGTACGCCACATAAAACGACCTTCTACATAAGTGCTTGCACCTTGCTGTCTGCCTTTCAATAGAATAGCTCTAACCTTGCCGGTGTCTTTTATTTGCTGCTCTAGCTTTTCATGTATATATTTTTGTGCGTCATTAAGCAAAAGAGGTTTTAGCCCCTCGTGTTTTGTTCTTATCTTTAAACAGTGCTTGGCATAAAACTCAAAATCATCTTTGAGCCTTTGCCGCTTACCCGTTTGATCAATCAAGAGACGCTAACCAATCTTCATGGCTTAACTCAATATTAGTATTAACAGATTCAACCTTATCAGTGTAACCGTGCTTAGTTAACATCATCTTAGTAATGGCTGAATTAAACTCATTAGTTAGCCCGTTAGAGATTAGTTTTCTTTCCTGTAAAGAGTTGACATAGTCTAAGATGTCCTTAAATTCTTCGTTATCTTCTTCCGCCCATCTGTAAGCTGTTGATTTTGCTATACCTATATGTAAGCATAAACCCACCACTGTATGAACAACATCAGGGCAGTTATCTATATATTCATTAGCCTTAGTTAATAGCTCTTCTGTATAGTCTGATGGTCTGCCCATTATTTACCTTTCTTATTTTTATTGGTCTTTGTGCGTTGACCACGTTTGTTATGTGTCATATATCACCCACATGGAAGAACTGTAAAGTTAGAAGTATCACCGCATAAATCTTTTGGTGTATTGTCTACGTATTCGCCGTGAACTTTCCACCCTGTACCGCTCGGTGTTAACAATCCTGATTGTGTAGGATATTGCCAATACTCGTTAGCATTAAAAGTTGTTTCTACGCCGTCCAGCTCAATTGTTATATTTACTGCTGGCGCTGTTACACCATCAGCCGAAAGTTTAGTTACTTCTGTGCCGTCTGGTTTTTTAAATACCATTCTTAGCTCTGTATTACCGGACATATTAAACCCAGCATTAATAACTATTAACTTTCCTATCTCATTTTCTTTAACGCTCATACATCACCCTAGCAATTGCACAGAATTCCTTGAAATCCTATTATGTCTGTTCGTATACCATTGAAAGCTATTTCGTCAGTTAATAAGCCTTCGAATGATAATCCTGTTGAGTCTATTATACCTTCAAATCTAGCAATTGGATATAACTGCCCCAATACTGCCGTAGAGCTATCATTTAATAGCCCTAGCGTTGCAAAGTCTAACTCTATTCTACCCTCAAAAGCGTTAACGCAATCAGGAGTGGGTGAAAAGTTAGGCGTTATAAATGTGGTAGATCTAGATCTGGTTAATAATGTTAGCGGTACAGTTCCGGGCGCAGTGCTAGGCGCTTTACTCCAATATCTTTTGGCCCAGTATCTAGGGTTGAAATATCGACTAGGGAACATTAGCCCGTCACATCTTTAATAACTGCCGTTCTATTACCATCACTATCAACTGTGGCTGTTAACCTTGCTTTGCTTCCGTCTGCCGCTTGAATAGTTACCGTGGTTGTTGCTGCTCCTGACAATACACCAACGCCTGATGATAAAATAAGCTTTAAGCTCTCCTCTAATGTAAAACCGTCAATGTCTCCACCCGCAAATATTTCAGCAACACTAATATCATTAAGTGCTGATATATCTGATTGTATTTGTGTTATTCCTGCGTTATCCGGTGCGGTGTAACTTGCTGCTAGTAGTGCGTTATTAGTTCCTACCATATCAGTATTAGTTGTGGTGGTTGATACTAATGTGACGTTTGCGACTGTATCAGCAGAAGGATCGAAATAATCAGCACTTAAAATTGTTCTTGCGTTAAATTGTGCGACTGATGGAGGTACTACAGTGTTTGCTGAATCTGTACCGCGCATTGCAGTAGTAGGTATTAATGATATTTTAGTATCGTTATCTACTGACTGCGGGAAAGTAGTGTAAACCTGAATAGTTTGTGATAAAGCACCTGTCCCAGCAAAAGAAACAGCAATATGATCTCCATTAGTTTCTGCCTGTGTTGGCGCATAACTATGATAACCTTCGCCCTCATGAGTTACCGTGCCACCACCAGCCGTTTTAGTGCCATTATCAATAATTACCTCAGCAGTTACAGTGCCAGTAAAGTCACTACCATCTGATATAGTTACCATCTGAGCGCCTATGCTCTGTCCTGCTGTATTTTTCTTCATACTATATTCTACCATGTAATTTGAATTTAATAATGATGTTATTGATATACCACCGCCACCGCTAACAGTTTCAAATATACCACCGCCTGAACCTTGGCTTTTACCTGTGCCAGTTTCTAAAAAGCCAATGTACTTAGTCATTAGTTAAGGCCAAATTCAGACGCTATTTGTATTGTTGTACTTGGTAGTGTTACGTAAACTTTGACTATTGGTTGGCAATCCGCGCCAGCATTACCACTAGTATCTACATCTATTTGATAAAGGTTACTTAGTGCGCCTGTCCATGAACTTGAGCCGTCAGTTGTTAACGCCGTGCCTGTAGCCATTAAATCTAATGTGCCGCCAACCGTAGTTGGTGCGCTCGATAGAAAGTTAGGTGTTTGTTTATTTGTGCCGTCTGGGTAGCTAATCTCAATGTAAATATCTTTATCAGTTAATGCTGTATTGCTTGTTATGTAAAATCTTAAAGTATCGGTTGCGCCTGTTGAAAGTTTTGAGTACCTCAACACTGGAAAGTCTAGCCACAATGGAGAACCTAAACTAGCATCTGAATTAGTTACAATCTTATAGCTTATTTTTTGATTAGACTCTGTAAACGGTTCATCTTCATTTCTAAATATTGCGCTATCATCATCTACATCACCACCGAAGGCATGTAAGTGGTATTGATATTCTGCTGCTGCGCTTGAGTCAGAGCAACGGGTAAATAATGCGCGTTGATTCTTGCTTTTAAAAACCTCATTGGTAAATGCTACACCTGACGCTAGTTTACACATGTCAAAAGTTATAGATATCTCATCATCTGCGGATTCACCACCACCCATATCTGCAACTAAAGTTCCTGTAACCGCTGACAAATCCGCGCCTGTAAACGTGGCCTTCATACCACCATTCAAACCGCCTGTATTCAATAAGCTAACAAGTCCCGCTGAAATAGTTGTAACACTCCCTCCTATGAAGTTAAATGTTGCGCCGTTATTTATTATAATATCTGTATTTGTTTGATCTATAGCTAGCTCGCATCCTATAAATTCAGCAATTGCACCATCATTACTGATATTTATATTATTACCTGCACCTGTCAGGTTGATTTTACAGCCATAAAACTTACTGTTTTGCGGTGTGAATATATCCCCTATAACCAACTCAATCCCCGACATAAACATATCTATTGCGCTGATATCATTTGATGCGCCTGATGCTGTTTCCTTTGCTCTTGTTGAGCTTGCAAGGTCTATATTTGCATCTTGCACAGATACTACATAAAAAGTGTTTTCGGGTATTCCTGTATAGAGGATGCTTGACGAGATAGAATGATCGTGTAGGTCGCTAGGGTTTATGAGGTCACTAGCTATAGGGCTTGTTGTTGCCGCTATCGCTTCGATAATACTACCGTAAACACCGGCAGCACCAAGAGCCGCAAAAGTACCTGTCTGCTGTGTTGCGTATCTTCCACCATCACCGGTAGCAGTACCAAAGCCTGATTTAACGTAATAAAAAGCCATTACATACCATCCTTAACGCTTTTATACGCCAATATTTCAGCCTCGTTAGCCGATAAATAAGACCACCTATCAAATACACCTTGAGCTACTTCTAGTTCTTCATTAAACATTAGCGCCATCTGCTCGACCGTTAACCCTAAATCAAGTATGTCTTGTGCCACTGGTGACATTAGCTCGTAAGACTCTAAAGGGTCATCAACGTTATACCCTGCGAATAAGTAAGCGTAATAAACGTCGGCTTGGCTTGCGTCTTTGTGTGCAACCTTAACACCTAATTGCTGCGCTTCTTCTGCATCTGATTTCTTAACTGATAATTCCAGAGGTGATTTTTTATCTATGAGTAGTTGATCAATATGGATTTGATTGTCGGCACTGATATAGCCTATAAGGAATTCTCTACCATCAGTAAATGTATATTTAAACTTTACTCGGTATTTTCCAGAGGCCTGTAATGTCTGTTCGATTATTGTGGATTGAGATATAGGCACTTACTTACCCTTATTTATATGTTAAAACCTAATAGGACCAATACACCAATCACTAACAGTCCAATAACTTTAGTTGATACGCTGTCAAAGGTCTTATGAAATCGTTTAGCTCTTACTAGTGTGTCGTGTGCATCAGTCCATTTTTCATCATTTGATTTATTTATTTCTGACTGCTTGGCGTTTATTTCTTTTTGATATTCATCTTTTAAAACGCGCTCTCGTTCAGTAGTAACTAGCTCTTGAACACTAACCACTAATTCTTTCACTATCTCACTGTTAGCCTTCACAGACTCGCTGATTGATTCATTAGATGATATTAGCGCTCTAATCGTTTCTTGATTTATATCTGCCATTAGATGAGTTTTTGTTTGTTAATCTTGTTGATAGTATACCAGAAAACGAGCATATAAGAACTATGACCCTCGACACCGAAAGCATTATCAAGCATACGGCAGATACTGTCGTATATTCTTCCAAGAGGTAATAGTGCACTGACAATGAGAAGATTAACGCTAAAAGCAAAATATTCGATATTTTGATAAATAACTGTTTTAAGCTCTCCACGCGTCCCGTCAACCCCATATTTTATCGCATCATTTATTAGTATTAGATCCAGTAAACACATAATACCACAAGCGTTCTTAACTTTTAACGAATGTGCATAGCAAGACACGTAAGAGTAAACTACAAAATCTGTGAGATATATCTGATATTCTTGCAAGCCATCAAACGCAAAGAATGAAATCATAAACTCTGAAAAGAAAAAAGCCAGCAAATACCGACTCTTTTTAACAACTAACGATGCTAGAATGTACATCAAAAATAAAACATTACCTAGCAAATAATCATCATTAGCGCTTACCGCGTCCGCGCCTGCGAGTTCCAGCCATGTTAATAATTCCATTGTTTATCGGTTCCTTATTCTACCATTTCTTTGATGTGAAATTCTATAAACTCGCTACCCTTTGCAACTTTTACCTTTTCAACTATGCCTCGATGAACTCTATTATCATTAAAGCCTAGTTTCTTTTGTAAGCAATCTTGAAAAGGCTTTATAGGGTTATCCCAATCACTACCAGCAGAACTAAAGCCCCACTTT